TAATTCGTATTCAGCTAAAACCACGCCTCCATTTTCAGCATCCGCGTTTGGTACTCTTGACTCACTTGCCAATATTTTAACAAACACAAGTTTACCTTTGTCACCTTTTAATTGACTTGACAACCAAGTTTTTGCTTTTGTTAATTCTTCTAATAGAAGTGTCTTGTTAATATATTTAGCACTATGATAACCTGATTTAAAAGTGTTTGAAAAATCTATTTCGTATCCGCCACCAGGAAGTTCTCCTTCAAGAAGAATACCATACATAGACATTATTTCCAACTTTTCTTGTTCGGTAATAACAAGTTTACGATTACAACAACCCATACTGTTTTAATATATAAATAGATATAATAAAAGAAATAGTTGTAAATTATTTGTTTTTATATGTTAGAAAAGAATAGATAACATAAATAACCATAAAAACAGGAATCGCAACAGCGACTATAACAGGGATATTCATAAATGATTTTTATATATAAACGAAATAAAAATAAAAAAAGTGGGTACCAATTAGTAATAACACCCACCTTTTTTTCAAACCAAGAGGTTTAATTAATATTTTTTTTGCGGTCTTCCATTTTAAACCATTCTTTAAGTTTTTTCTCCCAAAATTCTATGGCTCCAAAAAGTAAGAACATAGCAATTGTACCATAAAGAATTGAAACTACCGATGTTTCGTTAGAGATGAAAAGCCACATAAGGATACATCCAAACATGACAATTATAGATGCCACTAAAGTGACTAAAAGGTTTTTTATTTTAAACATATTTTTTTAAATTAGTGGTCCATTATGGTCTCGAACCAAAGACTTCAACATTATGAGTGTAGCACTCTAACAAACTAAGTTAAAAGACCCGATTAGATTAGGACTTAACCATGTGTTTATTCATCATCTCAGTGGCCTTAGTAACCGCAAGATCTTTGGTTTTAAACCCTTTCTCCTTCAAATTTTTTGAATGATAGATTTGATAATCAGTTGCGGAAACTTTTAGTTTACCACCTCTTTCAGTACTTTTTTTCATTGTGTCTTTTGCGTAGATATCGTAAAAACCTATTTTACAAATGTAACGCCCCTTAGTTTGTCCTTTACTCATTTTTCTTTTTTTTTATTAGTTAAACAATTATACATTTTTACATTAAAGAGTCCCATTCGGACACTACAAATTCAAGTTTTAAAAATCCTTCTACTGGAATGTAGGTTACTTGAAAACCTCCAGATCCAACACTTGTTTCTTGTTCAATAGAATTGGTCAATAACTCTCTTGCTCTTTCTTTAATCTCACCTAAACAAGGTATTCCCTCTACAGTACCCAACCACTCCCATCGTAAAGATCTCATGGTTTTGTGAACCTTTTCAAAGTCAAACCAATCCATAATGTTATCTAAAGCTTTTCGTTGTTCGTCAGTCATAGTACAAATATAAACAATTTTTTTTATAAAGACTGCACTTGATCCATGATTTCTGTAACTTCTTCTGGATTTAAATATCCAATAACATCACTCGTTACAGGAGTATCGTAAGTTAAATCACCATCTTTACCCAAAACGGCAATTTCAAATAAACCATCTTTACCACCATATGAATGTGTGTGAGAAACAACAGACACACCGTATCCATTTTCAAACATCATTCGACACTTCACACCAATTTGGAATGGTGCGCCTTCAATTTTTTCAAACTCTAAATCTTGAAATTTTTTCATATTTTTAATTTTTAATTTTTAATTATACAACAAAGGTAATACTTTTTTTTAAACTGCCAAACAAAAAATAAAAAATCCCATAATTTTTTTAAAAAAGTTATGGGATTATCTTTTTGATTAACCATTAAATAACTAAGAAAGAGGATTTTGGTTGTTATTATGTACGATATAAATATGTCATAATTTTTAAAAAGTTAACTTTATTGTAAATTTTTAACAATTATTTTATAAAATTCATCAGTTTTATTTGTAATTGGTAATTCATCAATACTATAATACCCACACTCACTATGTTCTCCACCATCTTTTGCGTTATCTAGATCTGGATATATCTTATCTTCAACCTCAAGACCATACACATACATAAAACCTTTTAGGTAGGTACCGTCTTTGTTAAATCTATCAACAAACCCAACCAAATTTAATTTATCATTGATCTTAATATTTGTTTCCTCAAAAAATTCCCTACGAGCTGCCTCTTCAGGTGTTTCACCATCTTCTATTCCCCCACCAGGGATTGACCATTGATTTGGCATTGTATTGTCACTACTTCTTTTACACAATAATACCTTGTCATTACATTTAACTAATATCCCAGAAAATCTTTTGTTTTTTTTCATACCTTACATATTTATATATATATGGAAGTAATAATAAACAATAATCTTTTTAATGTCAAATCTGCAATTACAGATAAAGACATTCAAGATGGAATGAAAGGTAAAAAATTTGATGACGAATTTAACGGTATGTTATTTGTGATGAGTGAAGGTACTCATTCATTTTGGATGAAGGATTGTATTACTCCTTTAGATATTATTTTTATATCAGATGAATCCATAATAAAAATTTATTCTGATTGCCCGCCTTGTCGGGAACAAGACGATATGAATTGTCCCCGATATGATGGTGTTGGTGATATGATCTTAGAGATCAATGGTGGTGATTGTATCAAATATGATATCACTGAGGGTGATTCAATTTTGATTAAAGAGTGATTTCTGAATTTTAAAAGGCTCAACTCTATCTTTCGCAATTTTTGCGTAATTTGGAGATAACTCAATTCCAACCCAACGTCTTCCTAATATTTCAGCAGCAACCAAACTAGTTCCGCTGCCAGCAAATGGGTCTAAAACAATATCATTCTTATACGATAAAATTTTAATTGCCTTTGTTGGGATGTCCATTGAGAATGTTGCCTTAGTCATTGATTTAGTATCCGCAAAATAATTCCACTGACCAAACACAAGTTCCATAAACTCTTTCTTATCGTTTTCTTCATAAACATTTTTCTTTTTGGTGGTCCCGTCTTCTTGTTCAACATCAGTTGGAACACCTGTCCATTCAGGTTGACCTTTTACCTTTTTGATGTGTTGTTTTTTATAGGCTAAAATAACACACTCTTTTGGGTTATAGATGTATGGACTAGAAGGACTCATCCAAGAACCCCAAGCGGTTGTTTTACTTCTATGTGGTGAGTCTTCTTCAAGATCTACAACACCAAAGAAACCATAACCAATTTCTTTCATAATTTGCCACATTTCTGAAAGAAATAAAATTCTACCTCCCTTAGTTTGTCTATTGATCTCATAAGGAATATTCAAGGCAATTCGACCATCGTCCTTTAAAACTTTGTAAGCTTCTGTCAACCAATCTTTGGCAAACTCAATATACTCCTCAAAATCAACATCATCGTCATGTACATCATAATCGATTCCAACTCCATAGGGTGGGGATGTTACAATTAAATCTACACAACCTTCAGGAAATGTTTTCATTACATCAATACAACTACCATTAATAATTTTACCAGTAATTTCTTCTAAATTCTTCATACTTTTTTTTAATTAATTAAACAATTTTAATAAACCTAACTATAATTTTTTTTATTGTCAAATTTTTATTAAACTATTTCTGTAATTATTTGTGCTAATTTATACCCTGCAAATGCTCCTGCTGCCGCTGAACCAGGAAGAACTATAAACTTACCTAAAATTGTGTCATATTTTTTTCTGTTGACAATATACGAAATTAAAACGTAATACAGAACATAATTTATTAAAACTAAAAAGTCCAATTCTTTTGCGACAAACACAACAATAGAATTACCTAAAAAACCCCACATAAAATTTATGAAAGTTTCCCGTAGTAATTCACTTGGTGTTGTGATTGCGTCTAAAACTGAAATTTCTTTACTAAATCCTGTTTTATTTTTCGATGTTTTCAATGTGGTGTTGGATGTACCATAGGGCTTTTCTGAGGTCTTCAAGTTCTGTATCTTTTCTTTTTTTTCCTGCACGGCTAATATATTTTATCGCATTTCCTAAACTAAACCCCAAATCCCAAGCATCAATAACTTTTATTGCTTCGTATTCGTTATTTTTTCCCCCATAATGTTGAGGATGATTTACTTGTTCTATTTTTATCGGTGGACACTGACAAAGTCCGGTTCCACCACATACACATTCTTTATCCATTATTCTTCTTTATATTCGTTTAATAATTCATCATTAGAAATTGTACCATATTTACCACTAAGATCATTTGTGTCAATAATTTTAGTCATCATGGTTTTTATATGGTATATTTGTTTTGTTTCGTGGAGTGATTTAACAATCTCAAAAATAATTTTATATGGGTCTGCGTTTGATCCTGGTCTTCTGTCTTCAAGATATCCTTTCCATTCCTCTGCGGTTTCTTTTGGGACTCTAATTGATGCTCCTCGATCAGAGACACCCCAACTAAACTTATCTATTGATTGTGTTTCGTATTCACCAGTAAGTCTTAAATTATTGTTTGACCCGTAAGATTTAATGTGTTGATGATGTCTTGATTCAAATGCGTTAAACAATGACATAAAATATTCTTTATTTCCATCATTTCTCATAATATCTGTTGAAAAATTTGTATGAAGACCAGACCCATTCCATTTACCATGTGTAATTGGTTTTGGGTGTAAATCAATGTGGTATGAATATTTCTCTGAGGTTTTAAAAAGAAAATATCTTGTCATCCAAAGATCGTCTCCACTTTTTAATTTTTTTTTAGATAATACTTGGTATTCCCATTGTCCTAACGCAACCTCAGCATTAACTCCTGTAATATCAATTCCATAATTTAAACACATATTTAAATGTTCATCAACAAAATCTCTTCCATCAACATATTGACCAACTCCACAATAATATTTACCTTGTGGTTCCAAGTTGTTTTGATCATGACCTAAAACGCATTTGTTTTTTTTGTCGTATATAAAGTATTCCTGTTCAAAACCAAACCAAAGATCTTCAAAACCTTCACCAATACTTGATCTTTTATTTGACTCGTGTGGTGACCCATCAGAATTTAATACCTCACATAAGACATATACGGTTGATTCTATATCTTTAAAATAATGTCTAACAGGTTTTAAAATACAATCTGAACTTCCTGTTTCGGCTTGTAATGTTGAAGATCCATCAAAGTTCCACACTGGGAAATTTCCATCAAGAAAAGATTCCTTAATAGAATTATAGTCAACTATTTTTACCTTACTTCTAAGATTTGGTTCTGGTTTATATCCATCTAACCACACATATTCTAATTTAATTTTCATATACAATTTTAAAAATTTATTTCTTCTTTGTTTTTTTTATAATTTTCAATCATTTGTGTTTGATTAATGTATGTAATCAATTTTCTTTTAAACAATGGAAGAAGTGTTTCATTTATCGGGAAATTTCCTTCACATAACATTTCATACAAAGGTAATTTTGATATATTCTCTTTATTCCATTGACTAAATGTATTTATTATTTTTGTAATTGTCAAATTATTTTTTTTTTCAGAATAAATTAAATTTACTAATGTTTTACTTTCAGGTGATTTTTTATTTACTTGTTTAACATTGAATTCCCAAACATAAAACAAACTATCTTTTGAATCTAAATAATAAAAATACCCTTTTTTTTGTAAAACCTCATTTTTATTTTTTTTTATTCTTAAAATTACACTATCAAACACTATTTCCCAAACAGATTTAGCAATATTAAAATATTCTAACATTCTTGGAGCACTAAATATTAATATTTTGTTAAATTCTTCTTTTTCGTCATTATTTAATATTGGGAGGTCTTTTATTTTTAAATCTTTTACTAATAATTCATCATCTATTGTTGTAAATTTTTTATTAGTATACATTATTTTTTTATCTCTAATTAAATTTTGAAGATTTGCTACGTGTAATGACAACTCAATGAATCCAGGATACAGTTCCATATTATCTAATTTTTCTCCCATTTTTTGAAAGTAAGATAATAATTTATACTCTTTGTGTTCTTGATCAATAGGTTTTTCAAACATCCATTCAGTGTTCATTAAAAATTCTATTTTTTTCTTTTTTTCCATTACACATAAAGATAATAATATTATTTCATTCTGTAAAGGTATTAGTCAATTCTAAATACAATATAGGTATTTGAATTTATATTAACTTCTTGGTAATCTCCATCATAATAACTTATTACACTATAATCAGATTCATCAATTAAGTCACGTAGTAAACTTCCTTTATTAACAAAATTATCATAATCCATACCATAATCATCCAACCAAGATATTGGGTCAGACTCTATCTCATCTCTTTTTTCTTCCATAACTTGTTCAATATCATCATCACTTAAATCTCCATCAGGATCGTCTTTAATTTCTTGAATTTCAGAATCAATTTCTTCCGACCTATTTTCAATTTCTTCAACCCTTGATTCATTATCCGACTCATGTTCACCGTCTTCATCTTCATCTTCATAAGTTACTTCATCAACCTTTTTACCGTTTTGGTAAATTTGCCATTTATCGTCAGACCATTCAACAACTAATAAATTGGGGATGTAATCTTTAAATTTAAAGTATTTCATACTTACTATTTCTTCTTCAATAAGAGGAGATCTAGCCCCATTTGAAATTAAATAAGTTTCTATTTCAAGAGATTTTTTTTCATTTTTAAGGTTTATTATTTCTTGATCTTGTTCTTTACTAGTTTCTTTAGAAATATCATAATCTTCAGGACTATCATAAATCCCTTCACGAATCGAATCTTCAAAATACTCATACACATCTTCACCATCAATGTGATAACTTAGTGTTCTTTTATCAAAATTACTTAAATCATTTAGCATATCTTCATAATATTCTTCAATGGAGTCATCCACCTCACTTTCAGTACCAACAGCATAAGTATTTCCATATGTATCACTATGAATTGATTCAAATACTGTCATTTTATAGTGAGAACGCCGATCTTTGTAAATTAAATCATATTGATCATTATCTTTTTCCTTTAAGGCGTCAATATTTTCTTCTAACTCATCTCTTTCAACGTATAAATTATCTAAAATTTCATCATCTTCCTCATTATCAATTTTTTCTTCAAGTTCCACCATTTGTATTTCAAAATTTTTCAGATCCTCACGTTCTGAATCATCTAATGTGGCTAAATCACCAGTTGCGTACATATGCTCAAATACAGCATTTGCCATCTCACTTATTTCATCTGTATTTTTTATATTCCATTCGTCATTTATTCTTCTTTCATTAGCGTCTTCTCTTTCTTGTATTTTTCTTTTTTTCTCAATTTCATCAGCATATGGTGTCATATGGTAAGAACCAAGTCTTTCAAATTTTACCCCGTCTAAGTTTTTTATTCCGGTATAAGGAATATCTAATTGTCCATTTACCGTTAAATCACCTAAACTAGTAATTTGTTTTAAACCATTTAAAGATAAATTACCATTAACTATTATTTTTTTACCTTTAAACATTGGTAATCTTGAAATAACTTTTGCGTTAAAATTCACAGATGCCAACAATTTATGATATTGTTCTGGGGTAATTTCAAAGTAATTATTTTCAGATTCTTCAACAATAATATTTTTTATTAAAGTTATTAATTTGTTTTCTGTAATTTTTATAATTTTTTTCATTCAATAATAAATATTATATTATTTACAAATTTAATAATATTATAATATTTATATATAAATAAACAATATAAAATTAAATTATTATGGGATGCGGATGTAAAAAAAATCAGTCTGAAGCGGCTCCTCAGCCACAAACACCAGTTCAACCTCAACCACAAGCACAAAATGTTACGGTTCAGGAATCTGTTAAAAAAATTGTTGAGAAATATTATAAAAATAAATAATAGTCGTTTGTAATATTTACTTAAGTGGGAAATTAGTTTTCTCACTTTTTTTATATTTATTAATAAAAATATGACGGTAAACAATATTATAGAACAATTTAATGATGGTAATTGGGATGAAATATCTTCTATTTTTAATGGAAGAATTTTAACTTTTTTTAGATTTATTAAAGGAAAAAATTTATTACATAAAATAGATATAAATAACATTCCTTCCGACGATTTGAGTAATGAAGTGTTTGATTATTTGGTTGAAAGTGATATAATATCTAATTTAGAATATGATTCTATTCCTGAATCGTTTATAAACAATTATTTACTACATGGTTTAGAACATAACTACGATAATACCATTAAGTATATCACAAATAACCTTATAACTGATGTTCAAATTAGACCTGATGGGTTCTATCTAAATTTAGGTAATGATAGAGATGAGTTGGCTTCTTTTTTCTGCGGTTCATACCGTAGTGATGTATCTGCAGAAGATGTTGCAAAACAAGTATTTAGTGAAG